AATGTCTCTTCCTGCTCCGCCTGTTGGACTATGGGTGGACTGGTCGTGGTCGCCATGTTTTTCAATTTCTTTTTTCTTGATAGCAACTGCTTTATTTATCTGAAAACCTAAACGGCGTTGAGCCTCCATGACCATTGACTTTGCGTAACCACTTAAACCCTTGAAACCAAATTTTTTTACATCCGCCTCAATCATTTTGAACTCGTCCTCGTCCATGCCAGCCATAGGTCCTTTGCGTAGTTCGGCTAAAATACTAAGGTCTTTTTTCATAAAGATTCTACTTTCTTTGGCTTTTTCTTGGCAGGGTTCATAATTGTATCAACATGTACATCCGACACAGTTGGGTCATTTTTATCTATTTCCATATCAACAAATAAGCGCTCGGCTTTACCACCGATTGAGTATCCACGAATCTTTCCTTCTGTAACCATCTGCCATGCCCAAGGTTCCCAAATCACTCCTAAGAAAACTGTATTAGGTGGATAGGTATGTTGCATCTCTTCACCCTCTGCTGTTTTAATTGGAACTGTAAGTGAATAAGGAAAAGCCATTACTTCAACCCATTCTCCAGCAACTACATCTCTGTTATGTTGTAAACGGATACGGCGGTCATCACTTCTTACATAATCCCAAACTGCTCCTTGCAACTCTTCAGCGCTCGTCCATTCACCATGAGCATCTTCCATGTCAGGAATGTACATAGCGCCAAGTGTGTATCGCTTTTCATGCTCGGCTTTTTGTACATCAAATTTACCTAGGGATTTAGTCGTCTCTTCTGCAAAGACATCGGGGAAGATTTGACGGGCAACATCTTCGGTTACCTCAGAAAAATCGCCTTGACCCTCAACAAGAAAACGCACTACATCGGCATCAGAATTTTCTACCCAACTTTTTTTGGTTTTATCCCATCTATCTTCAACCATGGCAGACTCGCCTCGCTCAAAGCGATAGATATTAACCGCTCTATTCTCAGCGCCTAATTTTGCAAAATAGCGCATAAGGCTTTGCCTCCTCTTGTTATTGTCCATATAATATCAACCCCCGTTGATTTAGTCAATCCCGCTTGCTGGGCTGTCTCAAAACTTTGTACGATTAAGGTGCCAATCGTGAAAAGTTTTGCTGAGTTTGTTGGTGTTGGAATTGATTTAGCGGTTCTAATCATTGAATCCCAAAGGGTTTGGCGTTCTGAATTATTTTTTGACTCACGGTAGATGTCATAGACATCATGCAATCCACCCTCTTTAACTCTATGTGATGTTGGAGTGTGCATTTGTAATTCTACCTGCACCCCATCTTTACTCATCTTGATATGAACTCCGTTGTAAGGGTCATTGTCTTGCCAAAAGTTTTTGACATCTCTAATTTTCCACCCAGTTTCCTCAACGGTCTTGATTGCTTTTTCCAGTCCGTCCGTGTATTTATCCTCATCAACATTTACTGTATATCGGATTGCGTCTGAAATTCCTTTTGCCGCTTTTTCTCTATCTCCTTCATGGTCTTTCTCAGCATCAGCATCAATTTTTCTAGCCAAAGAATGTGTAGTTTTGAGTCTTGTTTCAAGAGTGCTTTTACCATTCACCTCGCCAAATTCACCACCGATTGTTTTGACAATTCCTTCCATCATGTCTGTAATTTTTGGCTCTACAATCTCTGAGGCTTTTCTTAATTTCTCGGCTTGCGCTATTGCTTCAGGGCTTCGCTCGGCGCTTGGTTTTTTATCATCTGCCAAAGCGGGGCGACTAGATGAGCCGTCAGTTTCAGCGCCACTACCTCCACCATCCCGATTTCCGTGGTCTGCTTGTTCGTGTTCTCCGTGTTTTTTAATTGCGTTTTCATATCTTTCCACCATCGATTCTGCCCAAGCGAATCCAGCGTCTCCGCCCCAAGCGTCCCATGACACTCGACCAGCGCTAGGGAATCCTTTTTCACCACGATTAAATCCAAGGGCTTGTCCATCAACTTTGTGCCGAGATAGGAAAGACTTCATACGCTTCAAAGTGTCAATGCTTATATTTTCCCCACGGGCTAATTGACCTGCTCTAGTTCTACCGACTGAAGTAAATCCACTCCCAGCAAGACCGCCATCAATCCATTCGATTGCTCTTTGCGCCGCTTCTCTAACTGACTTAGGTGGCTTATATGATTGCTCGGCTTTGAAGAACTCAATCTGTCTTAGTCTTTCCTCAGCCTCTTCCCTAGAATCATAACTTCCAAAACTGCGAGTGCCAGCCTCGTTATAGACGGTGTACTTATCACCCTCTTTTGAAATCCGTTTTTCTACCGACTCAACTCGCATCTGATAACCATTGATTGTTAAGAAGGTATCTATGTTGCCAGTTGTACTTCCTGTTTCTTTAATTACATCAAGAATAGTCTCAGCAGGTAATCCGCCTAGAGTAGTTAGGTCTACATTCTCAAGAGTGTCTATAAGGATTTCGTAGTTGTCCCAATCATCTTGGGGGCGTTCCATCTTGCGCCGTGCCATCTCATTTAGGACTGTGTGATGAACCTCGATAGAGGCAGGGGTAGCCACGGATTTGTGGACATTATTGTGGAGCGCTTGAAGTTCTTCAGCGCTTAGATGAATTAGTTTGGGTGCAATATCCGCCATGTTCTAAGAGTAGCGGATGATATTACTACTCGGGTTTAATCTTTTCAAGTGCGGTTTGGGTCATTGCAATCAATTTAAGTTCAGACTCTACGGAAGGATTGTCGTCATCTTCCCAATCAGGATTAGACCTCACCCATTCTCGATAGGTCGCCTGAATGATTTTGAGTTCTTCTGCTCTTTTGCTCATAGTTAATTATACCCTAGTTTATTTCTTTCCGACACTTGAGACAGGTTTCTCTCTTGGGGTACCGTCATAAACAAGCCCATCGCCGTCCATATCGATTGGACCCGATAAAAGGTTTTGACCCTCAGCGGTCAGAACCTTCATATATGGAAGGTACTCTCTTGCGAGAAGTTCTTTACCTGACCATGTTGTTGTTCCATCTGTTCTTACAAGTGGTTTATCGGCACCTAAAGATGCGAACTCTTTTGGTGTAGGGAAATCATCTTCTTTCATGTCCCTAATGTTCCCGTTGCCATCTGTCATTCGACTAAGTATTTCTCTGCCTTTTTGTAAATCCTCAGAATATCTAATTTTAGATTCTGCGTTCAATTCGGTAAGGTCTAAATCAATATCAGATTGTCTTCTGTCAAAAGCATCATTCAAAGTATCAATACTAAAAGTCAATTTATCTCTATTCCAATCAAAACCACTATTAGCCCAATGTCTTGCGCCATCTTGTAATCCAGCGTTGAGTTCTATGTGAGTGAAACCTTTTGCTACATAATAATCTTCAGACTGTTGTAAAAATTTACTGCCAAAACCAAGACCTCTAAATTCTTTGTTTACTCTAAGTAAACTATGTTCGGCGCTCCATGTCCCAGTCTCCTCGTTTTTTACAAGATAACGAATTATCTCATCATCATTTAATGGGTTACCCATTTCATCTCTTATGTTGGTTACAACTCTTATTACATTACCTGCAACGGTTACTTCATCAACCGAAGAAGTTAAAGTAATTGACTCGCCTTGACGGTCACCGTCTCTAAAAGTCGCAGTTGTTTCTAATCCATAAACATCATTTAATGATTCTTTTAGCGCATCGATTGGCTTAGGTTCATAAATAGATTCGCCATATTCTCTTTGGGAAAAATTATCAAGGGAATCAGGCTCTTCATCCATATATTCTTCTATTACTTGATTTCTATAATCGTCGTAATTATCCAACCTGTCCTCTTCGGACATTGGCTCACCGTTTTGTTCTTCTATTGTTGCTACTAAACTAGCAATTCTATTTTCTACTTCAGCGTTTAACTTTCGGTCATTATCTATCATCATTTTTGCTTTATCACGGTCAAGAGTTGGTTCAATTTCTTCGAGGGTTTCATTAAGAAGATTGATTGATGGTCCACGGTCTTTGAACTCAGATATGCGTTTTACATCTTCTTCACTTCTACCCGTAGCCCAGTTACCATGGCTCGACTGGTCATCATGCCCATCATGTTTTAATACGGGTTTTAACCCATAGTCAAAATAGATTACTTTGCTTCTTGATTGTCTTTGGTTAATTTTTCCCAAAGTTCCGTCGCGTAAGCGTCCTTCTGTTCCTCGGTCATATCTGAAGTGTCCTTCATTTGTACCATCTTGACCTGCTTTTTGTTCTCTTGATTTGTTGGCACTACCTGTTCCTCCTGTCTGTATTTCTTTTTGGTTAATCACATCCCATACTGCTTTTTGGTTATTGTCTCGACCAAGGCTGACGGCATCAGACTCGCTCGAAACATTCATGGATACATCGAGGTAGATTTTACCCTCATTCTCCCAAGTTCCCAAATAATTTGTCCCTGTGGCTAAATCCTTTTCGTTCTTTTCCATGTACTCACGCAGGATTGCCTTGCCTTTTTCCTTGTCGTAGAACTCCTCTTTAGGCACAATTTTGCTAAAAGTAGGTGGTTTAGAAACCATAAAGCCTTTATCGGGAAGGGAACCATCGGTCATCTTGATGGATAGCCCACCCCAATCCCTAGTGAATTGCTGGATTTTGGCGGCTGTCTCGTCGTCTAATTCGCTACTACTAGCGCCGTCTCTGTTTCCATGGTCGGTTTGGTCGTGGTCTCCGTGCTTGTCTACTTCCTCAGAAATTACATATCTAAGAATTTCTCCATTTGTTTGCGCCATATAAGAAAAAAATTCGGATTGAGTAAGAGACTTGCGCTCGCCTGTAACTGGACTCTTAATTAAGATATTACCCACGGCTCACCTTAATACCTTTTGATTCAAGAGCGGAAATTGTGCTTTCTTTAACAAATCCCCCCTTTGGTATGTAAACAGATTTAATGTCATTCAAAGAAACGCCTCCGTGAATCTGCGCCTCATAGTAAGCAATTTGTGAATGTCCATACACCATGGCTCTTGGTTGGCTTACAGAACTTGCATTTGTTTGAAAAGCCCTACTGCGATAAACCATATCAACTTGTTGGCTTGTTAATTTTCCTTCTCTAGCATCAATAAGGGGTACGGGTGTAATTCCATGATTAGCGGAATCTCCTGCGGTTATAGTTGTTCTTCCCGCTACATTATCCTTCAAAATAATTTTTACTTCTCCATACTGTCTAGTTTCATTATCTAATCCAGTTTGTTTTGGTGTATCAATAAATCCGTAGATAGGTCCTGTATCTTTTTCAGGAACACCCCAAAGACCAACCTCTAATTCTTGTCTCGCTTGGAAATACTCCTGACCTTTCCTACCCTCACCAAACTCCTCCAAAGTCTTAAATCGCCCTGCCTCGACTATTGACTCTAATGCGTTTTCATAAGTACGAATTGCAATTGGAGATGTCGCTACCTCTTTTAATAATTCTTTTCCTCTTTTGAAGTCTTTGTCCTCCCATCCAATATCTTCAATCGGTGGTTTTATTTTTGGATTTAATTTATACGGCATTGAATTACTTATTGTTGAACCCTCACCACCGCCAGTAGCCCAAGCGCCATGAGAACTTTGGTCGTGGTCTCCATGTTTGAGAACTGGTTTATACCCAATAGGAAATGTAATAGTGATACTCATGAGCGTCTCTCAGGTGGAATGATTACCATGGTGCAACGACAATTAGGATGAACTCTACCTGGAGTTTCATCACCGCTAGAAAATGCTCCGTCCCAAGGAACTATCTCGCCATCTAGTTCTAAACAAATATCACAGGTGCGTTCATCTTGAGCAATAATCCACATCTTTTGTGACTCAGCATCTACATAACCTTCTTTAGCCGCTTGATTCCATCCCTCTTGGCGTCCCTCGTTTTGGGCAATCTGAATCTCTGTGCGAGCAATCATTGTGGCTCTCTTGCTCTTAAGAGAATCTGAGTAGCGGGTAGAGCGTTCAATTGAGCGAGCGCGAGCGGTTGCTTCTTTCATTCCGCTTTGAACTAAACGAGCAAACTCTTTTTTCTCATAAGTTGTAACTG